TAAACCGCTATTCTTATTTGTAAGTCCTCGTATCGCTTTTCAAGGATGGTTTCCCCTGTTTCATCCATCGGATATTCGGTATATGGATACCTTCTCGCAAGGATAGCGTTCTTAGCACTTGTCAAAATATCTCGAAGTAAAGCATCCTCGCTTGAATCGGTTATCTCTAAGTGGATTTTTAATCGTTCTAATTGAGTCGTCATCCCACCAACCTCCTATCCTAAAATCTTATCTAGTTGATCTATAATCTCATCCTTCTTGCGATACTTCCCTAGATTCACCCCTTGCTTTTTAGCAAAGGTTTTGAGAGAGTTATAATCTAACTCCCTATAATCCACCTTCGCCTTAACTTTCGCTTTAGGTGTTACATGTTCCAACGTTGTGAGTTTAGGGAGGTTATCTTTTTTAACTCTATGTCGTCTTAACAACATTCCCATGCTCTAATCCCTCCTAGGACCCATCTTCTTCAAGGGTAATAGCTAATGTTTTATCCTCTCCTTCAACGGTAAATGTTCCAGTTTTGGTGACATATCCGGTTGCGGATGCTGTGTAAGAATAAACCCCATTTACAAGCTCATATGTTCCAGTTTGTTCAGGCGCTATAGTAGTATCTCCCACCTTAATTACAATAGTTCCCGCCCCTTGGCCAGCAGTAACTGTTGCGGTTATTGTGTAAGTTGGCTCAACGGTTTCAATTTTGATTGCCTTAGAAGCATCATACAGATATGCTACATAATGTTTATCAACAGTCATTACAGTAGACTTATTAATAATATCTCTGTCAGTTTCAAGCAAAGTATCTCGCTTCATATAAACTGCTAATGCACCGGGTTTCACGATAAAGTTCACAAACTTACCGGATACTTGATCAAGTTTAATCTTATTGGATATAACTACTTGACAACCCCAAATCATACCAATAACACCACTCATAAGCGCCTGAACTCCCATATCGGTAGCGGGTATCCAATTTTCGTTGACTCTAAGTTGTGCTAATTGTTCAGGAGCAATTAGTAACACCTTTTCACCGTCAATATCCTCGCCAAATTTTACAAGGGCATTGGCTACCTCGTCGGAAGTCAATGGTCCGGACGCAGCGTGTATCATAGGCGCTTGAATACCACCCAATACCTCTAATACGTCGTTATCTGTCTTACTTGCGACAGATAGTCCTAATTGATCTATTGCTTCACCGATTGGATCACCATATCCACTAAGCACCGCTTCATCGGTAATTTGAACTCCTTTACCTGCTTTTTTGACACTTACATCTACGCTGGATTGTGTCAGTTCAGCGATTGGAATGTCGCTACCTTCTGCGACATCTTCCGCATCTCCAATATAAGCATAACTAGGTAAAGTAATGGTGCTTCCAGGTCTACCCTGCAAAGTATAATCAAGTCGCGCCAAAGGTGCGAATTTCATCAAGTCCACCATTTTTTGCTCTATCATTGGTGCTAATACTTCTGGGTCAATTAAATTTGCTAATTTTGTCGCATTTGTATCTAATGCCATAATTTATTCCTCCTTGTCAATCTTCTTTTGATAACTGTTTGAACAACTCTGGATTTTGTTGTTTGAGTTCTACTCGCTCCCTCCAACCCATCTTTTTAAAATCTTCCTTGGTTATGGTCGAACTTCCATCNCCATCTCTAGGGGTTGGAGTATCTTTTAATAATTCTTTTTTAAGTTTTTCTTCTGCNAATTTCTTTTGATTAGCAATTAATTCTATCATTGTTTTTGCTCTCGTTTTAGTAACTTCCTCATCATCCGATACCACTGTATCCAAAATGGAAGAATATTCTTTTTCANTTAAACCGGCTTCAACAAAAATCTCTTTTGCTCGTAACTTAGATAACTCTCTTGCATAAGTGGTTTGTGCTTCTTGTGCCTTTTTAAGTTCCTCTTGAATTTTTTCTTCATCGGTCATAGTCTGTTCTTTCAATGCTTTCAATTCTTTTTTCACCTTCGCCAATTCGGAAGCCGTCTTATCAAATACCGACTTCTCAACCGACTTCGGTAAGGTTGAAGGGTCAACAAAATTTTTATCTGCTAACGCTTCATTAATTTCGTCGAGCGTCATATTTTCCTTGTAGGCATCACCTAGTAACGTTTTTAAATCCATATTTCATAACCTCCTTGTCCTTTTTAGAGTGCATCTGCGCACTATTTTGCGTTTTATTTAGGAGATTTCTCTATCTCCGATATTTTAAGTGGCAAATCGCCAACCGGCCTGCTAACGGTCAACTGGCACTCTTAGTGTGCTCGGTATCAATTTTATTCATTTGTTTACATCTCGGGCATTTGATTTCAGCCTTACCTTCAATGTAACCTAACAATTTCCCACATTTTCTACATCTTAACTCAATCAATAGCATCACCTTCTAGTTTGCTTTCAGCATCGTTCGGTTTATTATTTCCCGGTGTTGCCGTTGCCTTTGCGCTTAACCACTTTTTCAAGTACGGTAATGAGTCTAAATACACCTGTTCGGGATCACTATACAATCCACTATTCGCGATTGCTATTTGAGGATGTATTCCAGCTTCAAGTTGATTCTGCATACCCTGTGTCTTAACGAGTAAGTTATCAGTTCGGTTTCTCGTAAACTTAATATCAATCTCGCTTAACTTTAAATCTAATCCTGAATAATCTCTCGCTATCCTCAATGCCAACTTTAAGAATTGTTTCTCTGAACGCTTAAATATGAGTTCATTATCCCTCGCCCTCGACTCAGCAGCACTCCATCCATCCCTTAGTATGACCGCCTGACCCGTGTCACCCGTTGTACGGTTTGCCCCATTCCTATCAGGCATACCACAAATTATGAGTATCATTTGGTAAATGTCATCTTTGGTGACTTGTGTTTGTGTTTGATTGAGTTCTTGTGATANAATCGCCACATCTGCAGGATTGCCGGGTTCCCCCTTAATCTTAATTGCCCCTAACTCTTTCAAAGCCATAAAATCTTCTTCGTCAATATCACAATTTACAAATTTCATAAACGATTGAATAAACTGTTCTATCCCGTCCATTCTATTTGAAGCTACATTGTTTAGGGCGTCCAATAAGCCTAAAACAACTTCGAACGAACCCAATCTATTGTTGTTTGCAGGATACTCGATAATCGGTATATCTCCTAAGACATGGGGTTGTTCTTTAACAATCTCCCACCCTTCCAATTCGANATAAGTGGTCGGAGTATAAACACTGTAAATATAATTACCTTCAATCGTTTTAATGAATTTCACACCCATTAAAGGCTTCTTACCAAAACCATTATTGTAAACCACGAATGTATATCGTGGATCTAGTACATCAATCTCAAAAGGACTCTCATCTATTTCTTCATTGAAATGAGTATCCGGCAATATCATTCGATACCCCGTTCCTGCGATATAGAACCATTCGGCTAATTCACTATCTTTCGCCGCCTTATCTTCGGCGAACATATATTCGTTCAATTGAGTGATTTTTTCAGATATTTCCTCACTCTCACCCCGTCTAACGTATTGGATGGGTTCACCAAACACATAACCTTTCTTGAAATCTACTATCTCGAGGGCGTGATTTTCGACGATTTTGTTGTTTATCTCAGGTCTAACCTGCTTGACACGTTGAAGAATAGGCTGGTTACCACGGTAATAACGGTAGAGGTAATCTATCTCACTACTGTTGATGAGATGAACGCTCATCGCCTTTTTCAAAACCTCTACTACGTTCTCTCTTGTTATTTCGCTCTCAGACGAATAAATAACTCTTCTACCGAAGAACTGTCTACTCTCTACAAACGTATTATTTATTACAGCTCTCGTCGTAATCACCCCTTTCAACTATTGGTATCTTGTATCGTTCGCAGTAACGTTTCTCAATCATACAACCTCTACTCATACTCTTACTTCCAAAAGTCCACATTTCGTCGCACATATCTAAGAGGGTTAAGCAATACTCCATCCCTTTGTCATAATCCACTGACTCGTACATGTAACCGAACGTATGAATCGGGGACACGAAACGAATATTAGGATAAACATCGAAAAACAATTCAATGAGCCTTGCCACCTTCTCGGCATTCTCTTTTTTACCCCCAAACTCATGACAGACGTATACAACTTTATTAATCAAGCCATTTCATCCTTTCCCCTAAATCGGCATCTATTGATTTCTTCGTTCCACATAGGTAGATTATTGGCGACTTCTTACTAACTAGATGGTATTCCCCAAAAATAAGACAAGCGTAACCCCTCTCCGGTGTCTAATGCACCCAAGCGATTACGCTCTAATTTTTATAAAAACAGTTTTTGATAGCTTTATATACTTTTTTACATATATACCATACCACAATATATAGTATGTGTCAAATAACAAATATACTAAATATAGTTAAAATGGTCGTCGGATCACTTCCACTTTCGCCCCGTCTAACGATTGAGCATATTCGGCTAACAT